ACGCCAATTCTCGCGGCAGGGGTTGACACCCGCGAGATTTTGACACTACCCCAACATCTATGGGCGACGCCGCGATCCCCCTCTACAAGTCGGACCCAGCCGCTTACAAGCGGCAGCGCCGCGCGATCCTGAAAAAGAAACACGCCGCGATGGGCGTCATAAAGCCGAAGCGCGCAGCCGAAAAAGAATTCCGCGCCCTGTGCACATGGATCGAGCGGACGCTGATCGTCCCGACCGGGCCGCTTGCCGGGAAGCCCTTCCGGCTGGCGGACTTTCAACGCCAGTGGCTGGCCGACGCGTTCGCGCCGGGCGTTCAGCAGGCCGGAATGTCCATTGCGCGCAAGAACGGCAAGTCCGGGCTGATCGCCGCCGTGCTTCTGGCCGGGCTGGCGGGGCCGCTCAATTACACGCAATGGCGCGGCGTGGTCGCTTCGATGACGGGCAACCTCGCCAAGGAACTTCGACACGCGATGATGCTGACTGCCGAGGCGTCGCGGATCGCGGATCGCCTCACGCTCGCCAAGTCGCCGCCGCCCGGCATAATCTTCGGGGAGAACGGCAGTCAGGTTGACTTCCTCGCGGCTGACAAGGCGTCCGGCCACGCCCTGGGCGCGGACGTGGCGCTGATCGACGAAGCGGGCCAGTTGCAAGAGAACAAGCGCGACCTCTGGAACGCGCTCCATAGCTGCGTGTCCGGTCGCAACGGTCGCTTCTGGTGCATCAGCATCCAGGCTGACGGGCCGATGTTCGAGGAAATGGAGGAACGGGCCGAGGCGTCGGATCGCGTGTTCTTCCGGCGCTGGTCCGCGCCGGACGATTGCGACCTGGACGATGAAGCCGCCTGGGAAGCTGGCAATCCGGGCATCCTGACGGGGATCAAGAGCCGGGAATACATGGCCGGGAAGGCCGAAGACGCGCTGCTTTCACCGAAAAACGAGAGCTTCTTTCGCGCCTACGACCTCAACCAGTCCGTCGATCCGGCGCGGGCGACCATCGTTGCGCTGTCCGACTGGAAAAAGGTCATGCAGCCCGCGCCAGTCGCGCCGTCCGGCGACGTGACGCTGGGCGTCGACATCGGGGGCACCGTCTCCATGACGTGCGCGGCGGCATACGCGCCGGACACCGGCATCTTGCGGACCTGGGGCGGCTTCGGCGACAATCCGAAGCTGGCGGATCGCGCCCGGCACGACCGCGTGGGAGAGCAATACGCGCTCATGGTGAAGCAGGACGAATTGCGGCTCTATCCGGGCCGCGTGACGCCCGTCGTGCCCTTCATCCAGGACGTTTTCGAGGATCTGGCCGCAATGGGCTGCCGCGTGGTCGCGATAGGCGCGGACAGATACCGCAAGGGCGAGGTAGAGGACGCGCTTGACGGCGCGGCGGTGCCCCGGTGCCCGGTCTACTGGCGTGGCATGGGCGCGGGGAAGGTCGCGGACGGGTCGCGCGACGTGCGCGAATTCCAGAAGGCGGTGCTAACGCGCCGCCTCACGTGCGGGCCGTCCGAAATGATGATCTCCGCAATCGCCAAGAGCGTGATCCGTGAGGACAATGCGGGCAATCCCGCGCTTGACAAGGCCGGGAACGATGCCCGCATCGATGCGCTAAGCGCGTCCGTGCTTGCGGTCGGGATCGCGGCCCTGATCCCCGACGCGCCGCTTTTCGGGGGGAGGGTTCACGTTGTCTAGGCAGCGCAACAAGGGCAGTCACTGGAAGGCGCTCCGGCGCGCGGTGTTCCAGCGCGACCGCTTCCAGTGCCAGGAATGCGGGCTTTTCGGGCAGGTGCTCGAATGCGACCACAAGCTGCCGCTCGATGAAGGCGGCACTGATGAAATGAGCAACCTGCAAACCCTTTGCGTGTCATGCCACTTTGCGAAGACGCGGCGCGAGAACCTGGTGCACGTTGTCGAAGGACAAGACGAATGGGCCGCTTTCGAGCGGCAATCCTCATGGCAAAGGCGGCGTCATGCCTAAGTATTCGTTCATCGGGCAGGTCTTCGATGCGACGGGACGCGAGGCGACGCGAATTTACGGCGACGGCGATCCGGTTGCCCTGGACGGCGCGCAGTTTGAAGTCGCCGGAGCCAGCATCCAGAACCTCGCGCAACGCGGCGCGGACATTGCGGACTTCCTGTCCGCGAGCGACCCCAGGCCGATCCGCATTCCGCTCGAGTACGCAACGGTGCCAATTGATGACGGTACCGGCGTCGAACGGCGGGAAGTGGACATGACGGAGCGTTTCAACGCGCTGGCAAACCAGCGGTTCAACTTCCGGATGCAGTTCTGGAACTGGAACGTGGACAATGCGGACCTGGAAGGGACGGCCAACCTGGACAATGTGCTGGTTTACGATCCGCCCCCGCGCATCGGGTTCAGCGACGGGCCTTTCTTCTACCTGGACTCCGACGCGATCCGCGCGGACGATGTGGTAAAGGCGCGCGCAAACTACGCGGACCGTCCGATCACGCAACTTGAATTTGTCTTCTCGTTCGTCGAGGACGGCCAGTTGGTTCCGCTTCTGCCGAGCGTGCGCGACTTCACCGCCGGGCGGAAGCTCTGGTACGACTTCGCGGACTCCGGGCGCGCGTTCCAGTCGCTCACGCTGCCCGGCGAACTGGACTCGTCGGAGCCGCTCTTTTCCGCCAGCATCGTGACCGCGTTCCGGTCCGACGTGATCCCCCAGGAAAGCCGGATGCGCCTGCAAGGCCGCCTGGGGTTCTACACCGTGCAGTCCGTGCAGCGCGAGGGCCGCGACGCAATGGTGATAGACCTGCAAGCCGAAGGGACGTTCTAGTGCCTGTCTACATCTCCAACATCGGTGCATTCCAGGCATATTTACGACGCCTGGATCGAGTGTTCTTCAGCACCGCCGCGCAACGGGAGATCTTCCGTGAAACGCTCCGGCGATCGCGGACGCCAATCGTGCGGCTATATCGCGCGCAGTTGCGCGAAAACGTGGAAGCGACCACGACCACGCGCACGGGCACGCTCCTGCGCACGGCGACCGTGAAAAGCCGCGTCGCCAACCGGGGGCTGACGCTGATCCTGCGCCCTGACTTCCCTCGCACAAAATACACGACGCCGAGCGGTCGCGGCCGCCCGCGCGCATCGAAGCAGGGACAATGGGCCTTCGTCGTGAACGGGCGGCGGGGCTTCATCAAAACGACGTTCGATGACGTTGCCAACCTGGAAGGCGCGTCATTCATCCTGGGCGAAGCATTCGCCTCAACCGTGCGGGACGCCCTGCACCTACTTGGAAGGAACTGACATGAACCCTGAAATCCGCGAGGCGTTCCTCGCTCAGATCGAGGCGCGCAACAAACTGAACGAATTGCCCGATGACGCGACGGCGGAGACGCGCCAAGAGGCGATCAAGGCACTCAAGGACGCGGATGCGGACCTCAAGGACGCGATAGAGGCGCTTGACGAAAACCTGGAGCAACGCAAAGTTCAGCCGCTTGCAGACCGCGTGTCGCTGTCGCGCTACATGCAGCACATTGTCGAGCAACGGCAGATCGACGGCGCGGAAGCCGAGTTGCGGGCCGAGCACAAGCTCAGCGACCAGGCGATCCCGCTTGAGGCGCTGGCCGCGCCGGTCGAGGAACGCGCGGACGCCATATCGCCGCAAAACGCGGGCGGCCAGGCGCTCCCGTCTGGAACCATCAACATCACGACCGCAAACATCCTGTCACGCGTGTTCACGCGGACCGACACGGCATTCCTGGGCGTTGCCATGCCGGGCGTCGCCGCAGGGCAGCGCCGCTACCCCGTCATGGTGGACGGCACGACGGCGGCGATGCAGGAACGCGGCGGATCGCCGGACGCGGGCGCGGCAAAGTTCGATGTGGTGGACGCGACGCCGCATCGCCTCACGGGCCGCTACGTCCTGGACATCGAGGGGCTGGCCGAAATGGGCGGCGCGCTCGAAGCGCAGTTGCGCGCGGACCTGCGAACGGAAATGGGCTACCAGCTTGACGCGCAAATCCTTTCCGGCACAGGCACGGACGGCCAGGTGACGGGCCTCTTGAACCAACTGGACCTCACGCTGCCGCCCGGCCAGACCCTGCAAGGCGGCAAGGACGCCGAACTGATAACCTGGGCGCTGTTCAAGGCAATCGCCACGAACGGCCTGGACGGCAAGTATGCCACGACCGAAGCCGACATACGGCTGATGATCGGGCAAGCGACCTACGTCCTGGGCAGGGAAAGCTACCGCAGCGCCACGGTGGAAAGCCCGGACGCGATAGCCACGCTGGCCGCGCTGGGGACCCGCGTCCGGCAGTCGTTCCAGCTTCCGGCACCAGCGCTCGGAACGATCAAGCCGGGGAACACCGCCAGCACCAAGAAGATGCAGCCCGCGATCTTCAACGCCGAGCCGGGCGCGGCGGTGTCGCCGGTCTGGCAGGGGATCACCATGATCCGCGATCCCTACACCGAAGCTGGCAAGGGGCAGGTCATTATGACCGCGCATATGATGTTCGACTTCATCATGCGCCGTAAGGACGGATGGAAAAAGCTCGCTATCCGCACGGAATCGTGATGGACGGCTACCGCTTTGTTGAGTTCCGTGCGGACGGCGACACGCTGTCCGGCACGGTGCTGCGCTACGGGGACACCGCGCGGATTGGCGGGTTCTCAGAGCGTTTCGAGCCGGGATCGCTCCGCTTCGCGGATGACGTGATCGTCAACCTCATGCATGATCGGAACAAGCCGGTCGCGCGCACGGGCGCGGGCCTCACGGTGTCAAGCGACAATGAGCGGATCGAGGCGCGCATAGAGCTTCCCGATACGACATTCGGGCGCGAGGCGCGCGAGCTTGTCCAGGCGCGCATCCTGCGCGGTTTCTCCCTGGAGTTCCGGGCCGAGAAGGAACGCTGGGAAGGGCGCTCGCGGATCGTCATGCGGGCGACCGCTGCGGCCTTCGGGATCGTGGATCGCCCGGCCTATCCCGAAAGCCGGATCGAGGCGCGGCTTGCCGAACTTCACGAAAGCCCGGTCGCGCGGGTCTGGTACTGACATGGCGGTGACGATCACGACTGCGCAGCTTGCGGTCGCGCTCCGTCTGGCGTCCGACCCGGATAGCGTTCCGCCGGAAGTGGCAACGGTGGTCGATCTTGTGCGGCTGGGCGCGGTCGCGCTGATCGAGCGTTTCACAAGCCAGGCACCGGACGATGTTGCCAATGTCGCCTGCATCCAGCTTGCCGGGTTCCTCTATGAAGTGGAACCCGGAACGCCGCTCAATTCAGTGCCGTTCATCAACTCCGGCGCGTGCGCGCTTCTTTCGCCGTGGCGCACGTTTCATGCGGGCGCGCTGCCGGACGCGGACGGAAGCGGCGTAGTGCCATCCGGGTCGGACCTGCCGCCATTCCCGACCGACGGGCGCAACTACATCCTCAATCTCGAAGACGGAGTGCTGACATGGGTCGCCTTTCCGAAGCCGTAATGCTCCTGATAATCGCCGGGTTCTGTTGGATCATGTTCTTCGCGTACGTCGCGAAGGGGCAGCCCGTGCCAACCGGCGTCCTGTGCGTCGCGGAAGATCAATACGCGCTCTGCACGCCTGCGGAAGTGGTGGAAGCGGGTGGGGGATCGGATACGCCATACAGCACGGCGACGCCGAAGGTGGAACAAGGCGCGGGCGCGCCCGGAACCCAGGACGCGGCCAGCCGGGGCGATCACGTGCATCCGCTCTACGCCACGCCGCTTTCCGCCTTCGGCACCGTCGGAACATCCGGGCAATGCGCGAAGGCGAATTCGTCCCGTGACGGACTGAGTTACGGTGACTGCGGATCGCCCAGGACGCTGAGCAACTTCAATCCGCGACCACCCGGCACGGTCGCGCCGGGCACGCGCACGGACGTGTCGCGCGCGGACCACGTGCATCCGCTCCAGGCGGTGCCAGCCGCAAGCGACGCGAACCCGCAGCCGCCCGGCACGGCTGCGCCGGGGACGCGCACAGACGTGTCACGCGCGGACCATGTGCATCCGCTCCAGGCGGTCCCGGCACCGGCAACGCAGGCTCCCCTTGTCGAAGGGACCCCCCAGGTGGGAACATCGACGCTTTACGCCAGACAGGATCACCGGCATCCCGCGGCTGGCGGCGGGGGCGGGGCGGGCGTCACGGCATACAAGTTCTTCGCCCTGGAAACGCTCACCGTCCCCCCGATCACGACTACGACGCAAATCATGCCGGACGCGCCCCGGACCTGGACAGCCGTCGCCACAAAGACGTTTTCGGGCGGCCTCATTCCGGGCCCGTTCGTCACGGCGTACGAAGGCGGCATTCACATCACGCTGAACAACGCCGGAACGCTTTCGCTCACCGTCGCCGTGAAGCACACGTTCCCATCGATCAACAAGAGCCTGACAAGCTCGCGGACGATGCAACGCCGTCTCGCCGGCGGCGAGGCGGTGACGTTCGACCTCAATGCGCTTTCGAGCACGACGGTCCTTGCGACGGGCAACGTGACTGCCGACGATGGGACCACCATCAACATCACGACAAACCTTCTGGCCGATCCGGTCCAGGTCGGGATCACGATGACGCTGACGGCAATCGGATCGAACGAGCGGATAGCGTCGCTCAATTCCACCGATGCGCGGGTCGCGTTCTGGCAGCTTGAGTCGACCGCTCCCCCAACAAAATTCATCGGCCTGGAGGACACGCCTTCCGCCTATACCGGGCAGGCCGGGAAGCTCCTGGCCGTGAACCCCGGCGCAAACGCGGTTATCTTCCAGGACGCCCCGACTGGCTTTCCCGGCTATGCAACCGTGATCCACACGACCGGCACGGCCAATGCGCCGGGATCGTCCGGCAAGGTCGCGCGCGGCGATCACGTCCATGCGACCGCAGCGCCACCGTCGCCCTATCCCGCGATCACGGGAAACGCGAAGTCCGTGCTTTCCGTCAAGTCCGACGCGAGCGCGGTCGAGTGGATACATCCTACGACCGTCCTTCTCGAAGGCGCGGGGATCGGGCCGGAAGACGCCGATCAGGTGGTCGCATCGAACGATGCGGGCAACGGGATCGTCACGCACACGTTCGCGACCGTTGTCAAGAACGGATTGCCGTCGCTCACGGGCAAGGCCGGGTTCCCGCTCGTCGCCAACACGCAGGCGGACGGCTATGCGTTTCTGGCACCGGGAACGCTTGTCGGGTCCGGCCTTCCGGTCACGGACTACACGAAGGGGAACGTGCTGATCGCCGGAACGCGCCCGGCAATGACCTGGGCGACGCCGCACGCAACCGTCCTGTCCGGTCTGCCCGCGATCACGGGACACGGCGGCAACACGCTCACCGTGAACGCCGGGGAGACCGGGCTTGAGTGGAAGGCGGGCGGCGGCACGGGCACCGGCGGCGGCATAACGGCGACGGGCGTTCAGCTTGCCCAGACGAGCAGCACGTCTTCGCAGCTTCCGATGGCACCGCTCAATCGCGCCGCGACGAAAACCTTTCTGGCGAACGCCCAGGGATCGCCGTTCTTCTTTCAGATCGAGGTATCCGCCGGAACAACGGACTCGACGCTTGAAACGTGGTTCGGCAGCGACTGGACGTGCACCGTCGGGACGCACAAGCGCGACCTGATCCTTTCCGATCCGTCAAGCGGGGCCTACTCGATTGCGACGCTGCAACTCGTGATCTCCAATACCGATTGCACGATGGGCAGCGGCACACAGGTGTCATGGTTTCACGGCACGGCGGGCACCGCGATCCGCACGACCACCGTCCGGGCATTCAAACTGGAAGGCGGCGGCGGCGGATCGTCCGGCCCGTCGATCCCGAACCCGACGGTCGCGGGCAAGCTCAAGCACCTGCGCGTGAACGCGGCGGGCGCGGCCTATGAACTTGCCGATCCGCCAATCGGCATTCCGGCACCGGCGACTGCCGAGACCGGGCAGGTGCTCACGCGCAACAACAGTGGCAACGCGCAGTGGCTTGACAATGCGGGCGCGCCGTTCGGCACAGGCTGGGTAAAGCTGTTCGAGGGGAGCGAGGACAACATCGCCGGATCGACTGCGCTTGACATCAACCTGACAAGCACGACCACGGAAGCCGAGGGGTTTCTCGAAGCCCAGCGCGACACGTCCGGGAGCGGCCCGTATCGGCAATTCCTGTGGCAAATGGCCTGGAACATCGGGGAGGGCGCTGCCGAGGAACTGGTGCAGGTGCAGGCGACATTGCCCGGCGTTCCCTTGGGCGGCTCCGTCGCCCAGGCCAACCAGCCGGTGGCCTATTGGGGCGCGATGTCCTCTCTCAACAGCCTCTGCAACGTCGCCCTGAAAGCCAGCCGGACAGTGGTCAACTTCTCGACAAGCAGTTGCCGCCCGGATTGGGGCAACCGGGGCAGCGCCGGGAACGTCAGTCTTTTCTGGAAGCTATGGGGGAAACGCTGATGCTGGGTCTCGTCTCTAGCCGTTCGCTCGCAGAAGCCAGCGCGCGGATCGCGCAACTGGAAACGGAGAACCGGAACTACTCCGACGTCGTGACGAACGCCCTGGTCGACGCCGCCGCGTCGGATGCGGGCGACGGATACCTTGCCGCCCTGGAGATAGCGTCGGGGCAATTGAGCCGGGCCTTCGCGTCCGCGACCGTCACGGGGCGATCCGCCGCGCCGTTCACCGCCCAGGTGCTCGCGGACATGGGCCGCGCGCTTGTCGAAAGCGGCGAGGCCGTGTGGTACCGTTCTGGTCGCCGCATCTTCCGCGTGGTGAGCTACGGGCGCACGGTCGCGACCGGGGCATACGACCTGTCGCTTGCGGACGGGCGCAACGTCCAGGCCGCGCCCGGCATGGTGCTTCACGCCCGGTGGAACGAAGACGCCAATTCCGGGCGCGGGATCGGGCCGCTCGGCAGCGCGCGGACGCTGCGGCTACTGACCCAGCGCCTCGAAGGTTCGCTGAACAACGAGTTGCAGGCCGAGGTTGGGTACCTGCTTCCGCTGCCCGTCGACGGCGACGCGACGGTGATAGAGGACTTCAAGAAGCAGCTTGCCAACCTCAAGGGCAAGATCGCGGTTGTGGAGACGGCGCGCGGTGGCTGGGGGCAGGGACCTACCCAGGCACCGCGCCGGGAATACGACCTGATGCGGCTGGGTCCGGCGATCCCGGACAGCAGCGTGAACCTCTTTGCCAGTGCGCGCGACACCGTGCTGACGGCCTGTGGCTACCCGGTATCGCTCCTGGGCGTCCAGGCGGACGGCACCGCCCAGCGCGAGGCATGGCGTCGCTACCTGCACGGCACCGTCGCGCCGCTCGGCCGAATACTGATGGACGCCGCCGCGCGCGCCGGTCTGGACATATCCTTGAACTGGGAGGACCTGTTTGCCAGCGACATATCGGGTCGGGCGCGGGCGTTCCAGTCGCTGGTCGGGGGCGGCATGAGCATCGAGGATGCCGCCCGGAATTCCGGCCTTCTGGCCGACGACGGGGCCTGAAACCGTGTTTCCGGCAAAATCGACCCTCTCAGATCGCCCAGGATCGCGCCTGGAGGGGTTTCATGGGGTAACACACCGGGCCGATCCAACGGCGCTCAGCGAGGCGCTCAGGGCGTCCGGCAACTGAAAGGGGGCAGAATGCCTTTTCAAGTGCAGGCCGAGAGGCCGAACCCGTATCACGGGGAGAACAATGTGCTCTACGCGCTAAGCGCAGTCGCCGCCTCGATCCACACGCCGCGCGGGCCGGGAGAGATTGTGACGATGGAGTTCACGGAAGCCGTCGCCAACATCATTTGCGACCAGTTGAACGCGGATGAGCCGGACACATGGCACGTGGTGGAAGTATGAGCGAGTATTGGGCAATCCAGGCACTGAACGAGCCTGTTGACGAATGACAATGCTTCATCGTATGATTGTCCAATGACTACATTGGGGGAAACGATGAAACGCACTTACTCGGTCTGGCTCATGACGATATCTGGGAAATACATGCAGCGCTGGGAGGCGGGCCGCGCGTTCACGACGCGCCAGGCCGCGCGCCAGGCCGCGACGCGCCGGGGCCTCGTCGCCTTCCGCGTCTTGCGCGACATGGGCCAGCGTGACTTCGCGCAGGGATCGCCGGGGGAACTGAAATAGGAAGGGCCGCCCGGCGCTAGGGCGGCCCAGGTGTTCAATACCAGTCGAACGGGATCACCCTAGACATGAAGAATTCAGAAGTCAAGCGCTTGCAGCGCGAATTCCGCACAGCCCGCAGCGAATGCGCACGGCTGGGCGCAATCATCATGGAACTGCGGATCGAGCGCGACCGCATCCGCGCCGAGCGTGACGCCCTGAAAGAGAACTATTCCCAGCTTCTCAGCTGGGGTTACGAGATTGCGCGCGGCGGAGACGGCTGACCGAACGGGAGCCGCCGCGCAACGAGCAAGGGCTACTCCGGGCGAGTGCAAAGCCCAGGGCCAGGTCTGATGAGGGACGGCCCGCACTGGCGCGACGCTGCGCGCGAACCCTCTAGGGGCAGACAAGCGATCTGTTGTGCCCTGCCTGCCCGCTCCGATCTGCGGCAACCAGGCGGACCTCAACCGAGCTTCCGGCGCGACCGGGGGCTGGGTGGTCTTTGCCTGCCTGAGTCCGTTAAAAATGTCTAAATACTGTCCTATGCGGACGCGACGTGCCGAAAGGAGCGCCTCCGGCGCGCTTTGAAAAGGGCTGAGGGGGACGGCGTTGCACGACAAGCAACGTGCGGGGCAAAAGGCCGAGAGAAGAAAGGAAAGCTTATGACGCTACCGGACATGAGGGACTGCGAGTGCGCCCAATGCGGCTGGCGCGGGCGCGTGCGACTGAGCAGCTACACAAAGGCGTGCGGCGCGTGCGGCGTCCGTCACTTCATCAGTCCGGCGCAGTGGCTCGATCACCTGGACGGCGGGCGCGGCGTTCTCGTGCTCGATGCGCCCGACCGGCGCGGCAAGCGCGGCACGGATCGCGGGCCGCGCAAGACGCCGATCAGGAGGTGATGGGGACCCCTGCGCGCGTTTCGCAATGG